CACAAGCAACATACCAAAACAACTGGGATGCAGTGGTCATTGCCCCAGTGGCAGAGATACAAAGCGGGCTGGCAACGACGACGCAGTTGACAACGGTAGAAGGTAAGATTGATACGATTGATGATTTTGTGGACACCGAGGTAGCAGCAATAAAGGGCGTGACGGATAAGCTCGATACGACAGTTGAGGTGGATGGCGCAGTGTATCGGTTTACGACCAATGCGCTAGAGCAGGCACCGAGCGGCAGCACGACGGTGCAGGTTGCACCACTTCAGTCTGTCGCGCCTAATCGAGTCGCGGGCACGGAGATCGTAACTTATCTGTACGACGTATCTGCCATAGGACCGATCGCAGTGACAGATGCCGACGGAACTGCCATCGACCTTTCGGCGCTGACCCTAAAGGTTTGCATCGAAAAGATTGACGGCACAGTGCTAGCCAATGTGACGCCGACTATAAGTGGAGGGTCAGGTAATCAAGTTACTTTCACACCCAATGCAGACTCGGTCGCCAAGACTGGCACCTATCGGTGGTCACTGAGGCAAACGAGTAATAACCAAGTTTATGCACTTGGGGACTTCGTCGTCGATCCCGCTGCGAGAATTAGCTAATGATGACATTATGCGCCTGCGGTGCATCGCACGATCGTCGCGAGGCGTGCTCAGCGTGCGGGAGAGGCAAGGCACCGACACACCACAGGAAAACAAAAGAACGTGGCTACGGAAACGACTGGAGGCAGATGTCCGAGCGTATTCGCCACGAAGAACCGCTTTGTGTCGATTGTTTGAAGAAGGGCAAAGTTTGGCCTGCCGATGAATGCCATCACTTAGTCAAGATCAAAGATGCACCTCATTTGCGTTTAGATCGAGATAACGTGATTCCACTCTGCAAGCAGTGTCACCAAGAAAGAACGGAGAAAGGCGAATGAACGGTATTACAGGACGGTCGGGCGGCGGCAGGCTTCATGGGCAATTTGATCCATCGGAGTATGATGGTGGTCCAGTAAAGTCGAAGGGAATGTCCGAGGCGCAGTCTGACGCTTGGGACGAAGTGATCGATCGACTGCCACAGGAAGCTTTACGAAAGTGCGATAGCTACTTACTGTTTGAGCTTTCTGGCTACGTCGTGGCTAGCAGAAAGATTATGGAGCAGTGGTTGCTTGATCCAGCAGATCCTGATTTGGCACGGATCAAGAACCAGATTACGCAAAAGCTACAATCACTGTCAGGACTATTTGGTTTGTCGCCAGCAGACCGCAAGAGAATCCAGATTGCCACTCCTAAAGAAGAAGAGGATGAACTAAGCGAATTCACATGATTACCCACGTCTCGGCCAAGGATAAAGTTGAATCGTATGTCAGCGGCGTGCTCGATGGCACTATCGTCGTTGGCAAATGGGTTCTCTTGGCGATTCAGCGGTATTTGAAGGATATTGGTCGGCAGGACACGGAAGCCTTTCCTTTTCATCTGGACGAAGATGCCGCAGAAAAAGCCTGCCGCTTTTTTCCTAAGGTTCTCAGGCATTCCAAGGGTGAATGGGCAGGACAGTCTTTTCACCTAGAACCTTGGCAATGTTTTATCATTTGGAATCTGTTTGGATGGAAACGCGAAGATGGCACACGCCGGTTTCGTGAGGCAGTCATTCTTGTGGCGCGAAAGAACGGCAAGACGCAGCTCGGCGCGGGCATCGCGCACAAGGCAGCAGTGGCAGATCAGGAAGCGGTATCGGAGGTCTACTGTGCCGCGACCAAAAAAGAACAGGCAATGGTTCTGTTTGATGAAGCGGAACGAATGGTAAGTAAAGCGCCTGCCCTAGCAAAACACGCACAGTGCAGGCATCACCGCATCTTATATCCGGCGACCGGCAGCAAGATCATGCCACTAGGCTCGGATAAGCCGTTTGACGGATTGAATCCGCACGCTATCCTGCTTGACGAATTGCATGCTTGGCGCGATCACCATAAGCCATTCTACGATACGATGGTTACTGCATCCGCTGCGCGCAGGCAACCTATGCTGATGATCATTACCACTGAAGGCGATACAAACTCTAAGCTCTGGATCAACGAACGAAATTACTGCTACGGCATTTTGTCGGATTTTTACCAAGACGAAACCGTCTTTGCGATGCTTTACGCGATCGACGAAAAAGACCAGTGGGACGATTCGAGCGTGTGGGTAAAAGCAAATCCTAATCTCGGGGTCAGCGTTAAACAGGATTACCTAATTGAATTCTGCAATAAGGCTCGACATAACAGCGAGAAGCGAAACCAATTTTTGCGATACCACTGCAATCGTGTTGTGTCGGCAACAGAATGGGGCATCGATTTAGGTGCTTGGAAAAATCTAGGAGCACCCCTAAGTAATTGGCATGATGCCGACTGCGCGACTGTTGGCTTTGACCTCGGAGGCTGGGACGACCTTGCAGGTGTTGCCTACTGCGCTCGCTTTGAGGATGGCATCGAGAATGACGCTGAGGGTCGTGAGCGGACTAGCTACCGCTATGAATTTAAGACGCAGGCATTTATCTACGCTGATTCCAAGCGTGATATCTCAAAGTTACCTTGGCTTGACTGGTGCCATAACGGACTATGTAAGCGCGAAGAGTTTGTAATCGGCGCGATCAAAAAGCAGATTCTTGCAGATCATGAAACTTACGGGTTTGAGGCAGTTGCCTTTGATCAGTTTAACGCTCAGCAACTCGGAGAAGAGTTGACTAGCGCAGGCATCAAATCAATTAGCTTTCGTCAGAACTTTCTAATGTACAACGAACCGCTACACAACTTTCTAAACCTGCTGGAGCGTGGCAAGATTCGTCACGACGGAAATGATCTGCTGGCGTGGTGTGCAGGCAATCTTGCCATCAAGCGTGATTCGGCGGACCGCTGGATGCCTTGCAAGAAATCGTCCAAAGATAAAATTGATCCGCTTGTTGCTTGCCTCATGGCGTTTCGCCTAGCAATGCTTTCCCCGCCTAAACCCAAGGGCAGTCTATTCGTTTACTAGGAGTTTTCGATGGCAACACTTGCCCGGCCTGTGCAATGGCTAATTGACTTTTTTACTGGCGGATCGCCTGAAGGCGACAGGCGAGTCACTGTAGACTCGGCACTAAGTTACGCACCGATATGGTATGCAGTCAACAAGATTTGCAACAACATCGGACAATTGCCCCTTAACTTTTACCGCAAGACTGAGGAAGGCAAGGAACGCGCCGCCGACGACGACCGCCACATGCTTTTGCATTTGAAGCCGAATGCGTTTCAGACCGCAACGATATTTAAGGCACAGGTGATGAGTCACGCTCTGCTTTGGGGCAATGGACGCGCCTACATCAATCGTAGCGGGCGCAGGATTGCTGAGCTTATTCCCATACTGCCAGATCGCACCATTACGGTTTTAATCAATGGCGAAAAGTATCATTTAACAAAGCCCGATGCCAACGATCGACTGTCTTTATTTGAAGCGGTTAGCCAAGAAGTTGGACTGCGCGATGTGGTAATCCTCAAGGACGAAGATGTCGTCCATATTCCAGGATTCGGCTACGACGGCATCGAAGGCTTGTCACTGCTTCAGATCGCGGCCCGCAGCTGGAATGCCGGTATCGCGGGCGACAAACGATACAACACCCAGGCGTCCAAAGGGTTTTCTGCCAAATTTATGATCGAAGCGCCCAGTGGCATGTTTCGAAATGAGCAGGATGCCAAGCTATTCCTCAATGGCTTCAACGAGTATCACGCAGGACCAAACAACTCGGATAAAGTTGGCCTGTTGCGTGAAGGGATGAAATTGCAAACGATGGCAATGTCCAATCAGGACGCACAGTTCCTAGAGAATCGTCGCTACCAGCGTCAGGAAGCGGCATTGTGGTTCATGCTGGAAACCATCCTTGGCGACGGCAGCAGTGAGGCTTATAAGTCATTTGAGCAGAAAAATATGGCGTATCTCACTAATTGCCTTATGACTTGGATTGTCAAGTGGGAACAGGAACTCAATGTCAAACTGCTATCTACCCGAGAAATGCGGAACGACTCCCATTTCTTTAAGTTCAACACAGGCGCATTTCTGCGTGCCGATTTCGCAACGACCATGCAATCGCTTAGAAGCGGAGTTGAATCGCTTATTCTCTCACCCAACGAAGCTCGAGATATCCTCGATTACAACAAACGCGAGGATGGTGATTACTTCATCAACCCCAATACCAGTTCCATGCAGATTCCTGAGGATGCTGCCGAGTCCGAGGAGGATAATCAGGACGGCGATGAGGATTTAGATGTCAGCGAAGGACCGCAGGCAAAATACGAGGGAATCGACTTTAAGCCACCTGAGGCTGTGCGTAACGCTGCCAAACGGGGGCTTGAGGTTCGGGCAAGTAAGCCGCCTTCGCAGCGAGGAGGCACCGCTATAGGCGTTGCACGGGCACGCGATCTGAGCAACGGCAAAACTGTATCACCTAGCACTGTCAGGCGGATGAAAGCCTACTTCGACCGGCACGAAGTGGACAAAAAAGGCTCAACTTGGAAAGATCAAGGTAAAGGCTGGCAGGCTTGGCATCTATGGGGTGGTGATCCCGGTCAGTCATGGAGCAATAAAGTTGTGCGTCAGATGAACAGTCAGGACGAACGACAGTCACAGCAATCTTCGACAGATGCACAGCGGATCGCAATTCGGTCCCACTTAGAGCACCTGATTGGTGTGGAGAAAAAACGGTTACTCGGATTTGCTGCCAAGCCCAACGGATTCATTCAGAAGGTCGATGCCTTTTACCGCAAGTTCGAAACGACTCTCGGTACTGCCATTGCCAAGTTCAGCGAGCAGTCGGCACTAAGCGCAAAGTGGTGCCAAACCAGCAAAGACATCGTGTTACAGACTAGCGGATGCCAGCCGGATCAGCTAATGGCTAAACTTGAAGAAGAGTTTGCGACTTGGGAAACCAGAATCGACCAATTAACCAGTGAGGTACTTTCCGATGCTTAGTCTTGCAGGCAGTGATATTTTCATGTACGGCATTATTGGCCCGAGCGAATTTGGCTACATCAGCGCGATGGATGTCATCGATATGCTCAACGCCGTCGATAATCGCGAAGTCAATTTCCACATCAACAGTGCAGGTGGCAGCGTCGATCAGGGCATAGCGATCTACAACGCTATAAAAAGGCGTCGAGGCAAAACAAGAATGTATGTCGATTCTGTTGCAGCATCGATCGCCAGTGTCGTTGCGATGGCAGGCGATGAAGTGATTATGAGCAAAGGCTCCAAGATGATGATTCACAAGCCTTGGACCATGACACAAGGCAATGCAGACGACCTGAGAAAGATGGCCGATTTGCTCGATAAATACAGCGAAGGCTTGTTTGATATTTACCAAGAAAAGACTGGACTACCGCGACCAAAGCTAGAAGAGATGCTTGCCAAAGAAACGTGGATGACTGATCGCGAAGCACTCGAGTTTGGTTTTGCCGACAGTATCGAAGGTCAGGCAACTGAAACACCGAATGTTCCAAAGAACATGTTTGCGGAGATTCCTCAGGATGTAACTCAAACCGAAGTGCGATCGACCCGGCGGCTTGATCAGATGAAGATCGCCATGAAATTGCAAGAGATTATGCGTCCGAAGTCCGTGTAATTTGACTTTTTCACAAGTCGTGTTAGATTAAACAAGTTCGCAACATTGCAGCTAGTAAGTGGCATGTGGCAATCAGACAGTAGTGTTTAGATTGCAGGTGCCACTTTTTTTGTGCGCCCTGCTAGTAACTTTTAGTAGGAGACACAGCAGTGTCGCTAACAGAAAAAATTCGTAATCAGCTTGCCGACAAAGCTGCACAGGCTAAAGCCATGATGGACCTGTCGGTCACCGAAGACCGAGATTTGACGGTCGAAGAAAAGGCACAAACCGACGCATTGCTTGCGGAAAGCGAAGTGCTAAACAAAGACCTTGAGCGAGCCATGAAGGTAGAAGCTCGGGCCAAAGAAATCTTGGATACTCGCCCTATCGCTATTCAGGCGACTGGTGGTGTGAAGGATGCGATCCCAGCCAGTGTTAGACGGCACGGGAAGCTCAAGGCTTTCAAGAATGACTTTGATGCGTATGCATCGGGTCAATTCTTACGAGCAACCGTTGGCAAGAACGACACGGCGGCCCAGTGGTGCAAAGATCACGGCATTCTGAACGTGCATTCTACCACGACCAACAGCGCTGGTGGTTATCTGGTGCCTGAAGGATTCGAAACTGCGATCATCAATCTTCGCGAAGAGTTTGGTGTTTTCCGCCAGAACGCTCGCGTTTATCCGATGAGCGAACCGATTGTTTATGTTCCGCGCCGTCAAAGCGGTTTTACTGCCTACTATGTGGGCGAAAACAGCCAAGGCACGGAATCGGATGCATCGTTCAGTCAGGTTAAGCTTGACGCCAAGAAGTTGATGATCTTGACTCGCTTGAGCCAAGAACTCAGCGACGACGCGATCATTCAACTTGCTGATTTCGTCGCGCAAGAAATGGCATACGCTTTCGCTGTACAGGAAGATCAGGCTGGATTCCTTGGAGACGGCACTAGCACTTTCGGTGGCATTGTGGGTCTGCGAAACGCACTGCTCGCAGGGTCAACCGTCACCGCTGCTGCTGGCGACGATACGTTTGAGGAACTTGAGTTTGCGTTCTTCCAAAATGCAGTCGGAAAACTGCCTCGATTCCCAGGCATTCGCCCAGTATGGTACGTTCATAACGCACTTTACTGGAATGCAATGGTGCGACTAGCCAATGCTGCTGGCGGAAACAATATCGCTAGCGTGCAGGCAGGTCCAGTAGGATTATCCTTCATGGGCTATCCTGTTGTACTTGTGAACGCTTTGCCATCGGCCCTCACGACTCTGGCAAGTACCGTAGTCGGTTTCTTTGGTGACTTGGCTATGGCAGCCACGATGGGATCTCGCAGTGGCATCAGCATCGTCAGTGATTCTAGTCGGTACTTCGAGTTCGATCAAATCGCGATTCGCTGCACCCAGCGCTACGATATCGTCGTTCACGAAATAGGAACCGCTTCGGCAGCTGGTCCGATTCTCGCCTTGAAGATGGGCACTGCCTAATCTTAACGGCTAGTTACTTTACATCCATTTTCAGATAAGAGGGTTTTAGGACCATGATTCAATCTCAGTTAGTCAACCGTGCAATTATGGTGGCACCGAAGTCTTGTGCTTCAAACACCACAACCACTGCAAGCCTAGATTTGGCTGGTAGCGATTATGCGACCATCGAAATTGCGTTTGCTGCGGAACTCAATACGAATGCAACTGGACCAAGCATCACCCTGGAAGAGGGCGATGCCGTGTCATCAGTTGCGACGTTCAATGCAAGTTTTAACAAGACGGCATATGACTGCACCGCAGCCAATGTGCTAGTCTACCACGTTGATACGAAGCCTCGGAAGCGTTACCTCAAGCTAACGATCACGACGCCCAACTCAAGCAACGATGTTATTTTGGCAGGTGTCGTAAGTAATCTGTATAAGTCGATTTCTCCGATCGGCACTACAGGCCAAGGCGATGTCGTTGTGATTGGTTAAACTTGCCATGCCTTTCGGCAAGTTCCCTCGGCAGTGATGGCCCTAGCTGCCGAGGGTTTTAGGGCTATGAAAGGCATTTATGATCGCAGAAGGATTGCAGTTTCGAGGTCAACTTTTGCAGGATCGCTGGGTGTATCATCACTTATCGAGACTTAAGTCCTGCATGAACGAAGGCTACTTTGTCGATATTGGCTGTAACGACGGCGTGACAATCAACAACACGCTGGTCTTTGAGCAGTTAGGCTGGGAGGGCTTCTGTGTCGATGCAGACCCAAGGGCATTTACGAAGGCAACTGCGTCGAGGGTCAGTCCGGTTGCAAAAGAAGTTGTGTGGTCATCGAGCGGTGAACACCTCATGTTCTACCAGCATGATGAATCGCTGTTATCGCAGGTGGCAGATCAAGGTGATGAAGCGGTCACTGTTTCGCTCAATGATTTACTAGATCGCTTTTACGCACCTCAGAAAATTGATTATATCAGTCTCGATGTTGAAGGCACAGAGGCTGAAATTTTAAGTGGATTCGATGACAGCAAGTACGATATCACCTGCTGGACGATCGAGCACAATCATAACGAGGAGAGGCTTAGTTTTATTGTCCCGTGGCTGATCGAACGCAACTACCTGCTTAAGTTCGTCGCCTGGGATCTGTTTGCAGTAAAGGATACACACCCAAAAGTTGTGAAAGGCTAACCGATGAGTGGAGATGCGACAAACTTTAAGGTGGCAGCCATGATGACGCTGCCAAGATACGAAAACGTGTATTGCCGAAACATTATCGATGCTGCTCTGCGAGAAGTTGGTTTACCTCTCCAGACGGCACAGGGTGTGTTTTATGGTCAGTGCATGCAAAGGCTCTTTGATCGCGCTATTAAACACGACATCGATATTGCACTAACGATTGATTTCGATTCGATTTTTACCGGCAAGGACATCATGGCACTCTTGCAGACAATGGCCAACAACCCTCAGATCGATGCCTGCGCCGCAATGCAGGCCCGCAGGGGCCATCACTTCCCGCTAATGACAATCCAAGGCGAAACCAACGTGGACTGGGACGGTAAACCGATCAAGGTATCGACGGCACATTTTGGATTGACCGCTATCAGGCTCAAGAAACTTGAGTCAATGCCCAAGCCTTGGTTTTGGTCAACTCCCGGTGAAGGCGGTGACTGGGAAGACGACACGGGCAAGATCGATGACGATATTTACTTTTGGCGCAACTGGACATCGAGCGGCAACTCTCTCTACGTCAATCCGAATGTTTGCATCGGGCACATGGAAGAGATGGTTGCGATTCATGACGAAAACATGCAAGTTGTCCACATGTACCCGAAAGCTTGGCGGCAGTGGGTCGATGGGGCAGATCGCGAGGCACATGAGGCTATAGCACCTCGGGAGGAAGAACTTGAACAATCCACGCCTTAAGAAGTTGTCTGGTGCGTACACCAGCCTGACGCAGCATACTGCCAAGACGGTTTGGCCGCTGACGGTGGGTGAACTTAAGCAGCAGCTAGAAATTGCTGATTCCGATACATCGCACGACGAAATGATTCAGAACATCGTTTACGTTGTCACGCAGGCGTACGAACACGATACGCAGCAAAAGACAACCAACGAAACATGGAACATGACGCTCGATCAACTTAATGGCGATTACATCGAACTGCACCATCGTCCTGTCAGTTCGGTCACTCACATCAAGTATTACGACGCAGGAAACACGCTCCAGACTTTGAGTGTCGATGTGTATGCACTGGACGGCAAGACAGGAACGGTCCCAGGCGGCAATAGCCGAATCGTACTAAAATACAATCAGGACTGGCCGGACCTAGCCGATCGCTGGGATTCAGTTGAGATTCGCTATGTGTGTGGTTACGGCGCGACGGCAGCAGATATTCCACAAATTCACAAGCAGGCAATGCTACTGATGGGCACCCTACTGTTTGAACATCGAGGTGAACCGACTAGCGGTGGCCTAAAACTCGGTGAGGCGTACGAATACCTAATGAATCGATTCGCGAGGCCAAGTTACCCATGAGCGTCTACCAAGGCCAAAAATCGCAGCAGATTGGTCCAATGAGGCATCGGATACTCGTCCAGCAAATGGTCGAGGTTGCCGATACTACAACCGGACAACCGACGAGAACATGGAGTTCGTTTCAGTCGAGCGTCCCTGCTGCATTTTTCGATGGTCGCGGTGGTGAAGGATTTCGCGGAACTCAGGTTGAAGCAACATCAACAGCGATTTTTACGGTTCGCTATCTTCCTGGGTACGCACCTACCATGAGAGTCTATTTCGACGGTTCGTACTACGGTATCACGCACGTTCGCCAAGTAGGTGGATACAAACGATACCTCGAACTGCACTGCCGAGTCGTCGATAACGAGGGCGTCGCATGAGCAAGGCACAGTACACGCTTTCGATGGATATGACTGAACTGAATAGGATGATACAAAAGGTCGATTCTATTCCACGCAGCATCGCGGCACATTTGCGCAAGAAGGCAATTCCCGAAGCAGTGCAGAGGCTCAATCGCGCATGGTATGCTTTGGTGCCCGTAGGCGATCCCGAAGATAAGGCCAAGCAGTCCCAAAGACACAAGCAGAAATGGGGCAGCACGCCTGATGTCAAAGATTCGATCAATCACAACATTAGGCACTGGAACCGAACGGACAGTAGTCTTTGGGTTGGGCCGGAACTTACCAATCGTGGCGGCACAAGCCCGGGCAACAAACTCTTCTTCGATTACATGGGCAAAAGAAATCGCATGATGTCGTTTTGGAGTGATGAATCTGGAGGTTCAAAGCGATATAGAGCACGCAAAAAGCGCAAACGCTGGATCTCTAAAATCATCAACGATCAGCAGACTCCCGGCATTGTTCGCATGATGATGACCGAGGTTCAGCGTGGATTTGCTGGAGCGATGAAGAAATGAGCAATCCATCGACGGCACTGCGAAGTTATCTGCTGAATAACACTGGCACCGCAATCACCTCGCTAGTTGGCTCAGGTACTGCTGCGCGATTCTATCCTGATGAGTTGCCGCAGAATTGCCAGACGCCTGCTTGTACCTACGCGACTGTGACGACGCAAAACGAACATGTGATATCCGCTGGCGGCAGCGCTGACTGGGGACGCTGTGGATTTGCAATCTCCCGAGTTGAAATTGAGTGCTATGCCAGCACCAGAACCGCCTCGCAAAATGTCGTGGATGCTATACTAGACTACGCTTGTGGACCGACGCAAAGACTGCGTGGCGTTTACGCAGGCACCAATGTCCTTGACTGCGTTGTATCTAGCGGTCCGAGGACTTACAGCGAACCAGCGACCGATGGGGGAGATGACCGCCGGTACGTGACTGTTGTTGAACTGAACATCTCGTTTTTTGACGCATAGGAGTCCTGGTAATGCCTATTACCGAAACACATGCAGACACAGGCGCAGGTGCAACGATTACGTTCTCCAGTACCACGTTTGCAGCGAAGATCCGCTCGATCCAGTTACCAACTTGGACAGTGGATGATCTTGAAAAATCGACACTGGACACAACTGCCTACAAGGAGTTTGTACCTAGTGACCTAGTGGAGCCAGGAGAAGTCAGCGTGACTTGCTTGTTCCCGACCTCGCTGACGCTTCCAGTCGTTGCAGCGACTGTTACGGAAACCTGCACGATCACTTTTCCATTGCGAAAAGTTGCCAGCACGACAACAACCTCCAATGAAACCACTGCCGCCAACATTGCTGGCAGCGGATACTTCAAGTCGTTTCAGTTCCCGAACCTGCAACTTGGTAACCTCCAAGAGGCGACGTTTGTGTTCAAAT